AGACCCCGCGCAATGTCCATCCATGTCCACGTAGGTCGCACCATGTTAGCGTCACTGTCTAGCCCGACCGCCTGATTCATCGGCGCTGAAGGCGAACGGAACTGGCCATAGTAGGTGTAGAGCCTGAAGTATGTCTGCGCGCTGGCGCTGTTCACAAAGCGCGCACGAAAGTAGCGACCCAGCTTCACAGCGGTATGGAACTCATGAATGCCTGCGGCCACGCCAAAGCCTGCCACCGGGAACGTGTTCCAGTTGGTGCCATCGTTCGAGAAATCGAAGTAGAGGGTGCCTGCGGAACTTGAGTGACAGCTTACACCGATGTCGGGGAAGTCATTAAGCTCAGCCTCACCCGTGAACGTCTCGTCGGCACCCAGCAGCGCAGTGGTGCTGTTGACCGATGAAGCGTCACCGTCGCTCGGCAGCTCAGTCGAGATCAGTGAGGATCGATTAGTGATCGCCAGTGCCCATACGTTGGTGTCGAGTCGAGCTAGAGTGAACGGCGCATCGCCACCATCCAACAGATGAAACGCGATGTTGCTTGTCGCAGGTCGCGTATCGCTCAACGCAATACGCACCGAGTCCCGGTGCGCTTGTAGAGTCAGCGAGCCGTACCCGGCGTTGACCCTGACGTATTGAGCGGTGCTCAGATTAACCGATGCTGTCGCCACGTATTACTGACCTAGCAGTGTCTTCGAACTGGTCGCTGCACCGTCCTGTACACCACGCGCACCTGTTAGGATGGTGCTAGTGCGACCTGCGCCTACTGCGGCACGACGACGCTTCATGTCGCCCTCAGCACGCGCTGTCGGTGCATCAGGTGTCTGAGGTGCTTCGGGTGTTTTTGGCGGTGGCGGTGGCGCTTTAGGGGCAGCTAATGGTCCTACGCACATAATCAAATCCTCACATGTTATCGAGTGGGTCGTACTCTTTCGTTTGCGAACGAGCGCCCAACGCACGGTCGAGATCACCACGCGGGATCTCACGTTTAGGCACAGTATAGGCGAAAGTCAAGGCTAGTGCATCAGCCCAGTCAGGTGAGCGTACGCCACGCTTTTTCATGTCGTCTTTACGCTCTAACACCAACTGATCTTTGTCGTTGTGCGTGTACTCTCGAGAGGTTAATTCCATCTCGAGTAACGGGTCGTCTTGAATCGACCCACCATCGATAATCCACTGGCGCATGCGTGCCCACATCTCAGCCGCTTTGTTGCGGTAGTGCTTATCGTCATCAGCCTTACCGCCGAAGTTCACACCCATCACATGGTAGCCTAGCTGCACAAGCCTATCGCATATCGGACCACCAAGACCCGTCTCATCGAGAAAGGTCACATCAGGTTTGTGCCGATCAAGTAGCATGGTCAGCATCGATACGACCTTCATCGAGTCACGACTCTTCTCGCCGGGTATGCGATACACCTTCTCGGAAAGTGCGTCCTTACCACGCCTGAACTGAATCATGCAGTTGTCTTCACCACCTCGAGCCACATCGATACCACAGATCAGTGGATCATCACCGAGGTAGCGACCCGGCCCACGCTTCATTGCATCCATCACCGAGTCGCCGGGTATGAACTGCATGTCGCCTGCTTTAGGGAATCGGCCGAGTACACGCACCCGGAAGAAATCGGAGTCTTCACCCCAGTCGTTGCGCCACTCCTCGATGAGCTTTTTGTTGGTCATCTTGGCATCGCGACTGTCGATCTGCCTTACCGACCAGCGATGCGCCTGCCGAGTAAAGCACGCATGGAAGCGGCCGCTATTACGAGTCGGGTTACCGAACGTGAAGAACATTGGCTCACCGTCCGTAAGACCGCCCTCAGCCACCTCCCAGATTTTGTCTGGTACTGCAGATGCCTCATCAAAAATATAAAACGGAGTTGAGTTAGCAGCATGTAGACCCGCAAACGCCTCGCTGTTCTCTTCACGGCAGGTTTGAGCATCGACCCTCCAGCTCTCTGGGTTCTCTTTGTGATACAGGCTCATCGAACCACGCCCGTTATTGTACTCGAACCAGTGGCCCACGAGGCACCGCTGTCGCCACTTGCCCAGCTCCGACCATGTCTTGGTCCTTAGCTGGTCAGAGGTGTTCGCCGTCACGATACCCTTCGCATGAGGCCGGGTCGCCATGATCCAGAGAATGATCCAGCTGGTGATCGCAGATTTTCCGATACCATGGCCCGATGCCGTCGCTAAGCGTATCGGGTCCACAGGCGCAACGCCGTTAAACTTACGCTTCCTGACCGCCTTGCCAATCTCTTTGAGCACATCGCGCTGCCACGTATCGGGACCGTCGAACCCCATGAGGTCGTCGTGATCCCAATCGAACATCAGCGTAACGAACTTAAGCGGATCGCCGTAACACTCAGCTACTGCATCCGCGATGTCGTTCTCGACCGGGTCGTGTTTATTCTTCGCCATCGTCTTCAGCTAATCGCTTACGTCCACGCGCCAGCCGCTCAATCACTGACATTGAACCATCGCTTGAGGTATGATCGATCTGCTGGCGCTCGCTGTAGCGTTTAGGGTTAAGCTTCATTGCCAACCACTGCATTGTCGCCACTTGGTTACGAATATGAGCCACTGCAGCTGAGTCGTAACCACCTGTCTGCGGGTTACGCTCTGGCACGGATGACGCTAAGTCAAACATCTCGTCGACCCAAACGTGAGCTTGTATCTCTCTCGCCCGCGCATACTTGGTCGCGAACTCCTCATTACTCGACAACCACCGTATCACTGTTGTGTGATCAGGCATCGCCTTATCCTTACAGATCCCACGCAGCGACTCGCCACACGCTAGACGCTCGCACAGCTCATTCGCTAGCTCCTCAGTATACTTAGAGTTCCCATGCGGCTTCTTGCGCTTGGGGCGTTCTATCTCAGCCATGTGTGAACCTCAGACCATTAAACTACCGATCAGTATATCAACATCCTCTAAACTTCGCACAACAAGCGCCTCGCACCTAAGATCATTAATCCGATCAATCATGATCCGTTGGATCGGTCGCAGGATGCCCTTGGGTGATTTGACCTCAACGAACAACACCCTCCCGCCGGGCAGCAAACAGATCCTGTCCGGCACACCCGGCTGACCTGTCCACTTGATGCACATGCCGCCCAAGGATTCGATCTCGCTCTTGAGGTACTTCTCGATGTCACGTTCACGCATTCTTACGCGCAGCCTCGTGCTTTTCGTAAGCCTCTTTCATCTCGTAGTCACTGCCGTACACTGCGATCCCACTTAAGAACAACGGACCAAAGACAAACGTGTCAGTCTTGTAACCAGTCATGAAACTAAACAGCGTAGCTTTACCTGACCCATTCTCAGTTAGCGCATGCACATAACCCTGATTCTTAATCCGACCATTCTCACTAAACGTGTGGAAGTAAAACAGCGGATCAGTCGCGCATGTGTCAGTGACCGACTTCACATTCGCCAGCATGTTAATTTCCCTCTTGGTTAATTTTTTCATTTTGAAACCCTCTTTGGTTTTAAAAATATCACTGCCGCGTATCGGGTGTATCGGTGTATCGCACTCTAAAGTGTGCGATACACCCGATACAGCCCTCTAGAAATACGATGTATCGATGCGTATCGCTCCGATACACTTAAAAAGCGATACGGCTCTAGCCCAGTAACCACGCGGTGTCTCGGCGTATCGCTAAGCGTATCGATACACCCGTATCGATACACCCCTAAGTGTATCGATACACTAGCGATACACCCCCTGTTTTTCATCACTTTATCAGCCTACAAAAAACGCTAGATTCAGGGTCATTTTCGTCCTCATATCGGACCAAATATCCTGCGTCGATAGCGTTCTCGACATGTCGTTTTAACTGGTCGCGAATGTTCGCATAGCTCTTATCAAAGCGTCGCTCGATCTCTCGTTTAAGCACCTGATCACTGAATCCATAATCAGCAACAGCGAACGCACTGTGCTCGATGCTAACACCAGCAGGTGTCTTAACGCGCTTATCAGGTTGATGCTCATCGAGGTAGTCGAACGCTGCCATCGTGATCTCACCCTTAGCTGAGAGCTTCTTACGCGGTCCTGATTTAGCGACCTCTTGTGTTGCGTCTTCATCTAACCTCAACACAGCTGAGCGCATCTGCTTACCGAACTCATCGTTGAAATTATCGGGTAACGCGATGGGAACAAACTTAAAGACCATGGACGGGAACTCTTCAACGTCCTTAACCTTACGCGAGTGGAGCACAACACCATCGACACCTGTCTCGCGAACCAGTGCCATCTCCACATCCATCGATGCTTTGATGTTCTTCGAGCCTGCTGACGATTCTGTGGTGTGCTTAGGTGTGTGATGCACGATAAGGACCGTACAGTTAAACTTGCGTGTCAGGTCAGCTAGGCGCTCTATTACAGGTTGAACGTCGACACCTTTGTCTTCGTTAATGCCAGCCACGGCGCGACCCCATGTGTCCACAATGACCATAGAGACATCACCCGCAGACTCTAGGTATTGCTCCAGCTTAGCGACATCTGATGCCGTGGTGATATTGAGAGAGCGTTCTGTCATTGAGAAGTTAGGTGCCTCATCAAGACCATGCTCGTCTAACCATGCGTACGCACGACGTACGACACCGCCATGACCCTCACCTGCGATATAGACGACGCGACCCTCTCGAGTACGCTTACCGCACCACTCAGTCCCGGTCGCTATGGACAAGCCAAACGATATCGCGAGGTACGATTTACCGACACCCGATTCACCGTAGAAGTTCACCAACGAACGATGCTCGACGGTATCTTCAATGGTCCAATACACTGTGTTCTTAGCTTTAAGGAGCTGAGCGTCGAGTGATCGGAACAGCGTAGACTCCAACGGTTTTTGTTTAGCCTTAACAATCTCTTCATCGAACGACTCTTCAGCCGCCACCTTATGCTTACGACTGATCGCTGATAGATCCGCGCCTGCTTTGCGAGCGTACTGGCAGAGTGTGCGGAACGAGACGGTGTCGCCATCGGTGTCGAAGCTTGCCCACTTCGTATCGGGATCGTTTGCGCCTTTGTTCTCATCGTACTTAGACCCGGTGGATGACCACTCATCCCAGAGGTCGTACGCCTCGGGTGCCCCATCGAACTCATGATGCAGCGCTGCACCGACCCTGAACCATGTGTCGTAATCGCAGTCAGGATCGATATAGCTGAGGATCTCTTTGGCCTCACCGAGTGAGACTTCGGACTTGGTTAGCCCGGCGAACGGATCGTCCTGCTCTACGGTCGTGACCTCAGCCGGGGTGCCGCCCATCAGTGACTCGAAGTAACCGATGATATGACGGATGTCGTCCATGCTGATGACCGGGAGGTTGTCCAGCTCGAACTCGCGTTTGTACCACTTGTAGCTTCCGCTCTTGCTCTTTGGGTGAGCACCGTAGGCCACGAACTGCTGACCCTGACCGAGCACTTCGATCTTAGAGTCACCGAATTTCTTTGAGTTGATCTTACGAGTGTTCTGATCGCAGAGCACCGGGACGAGGAACTTGGGAGCTTCACCGACGCGGAACGACAGTTTGCTCTCGGTCTTACAGATCCGATCAATGTAGTCGCACATCTTGCTTGAGATGGCCTTATCGTAACAGTCGACATCAATTGCGAGCAGGTAGTGCATCGCGACCTCAGTGCCAGTAACGACACCGACACCGTGGACGCGATCACTGTTGAAGTTACCGTTGGGTTCTACCCGGCTATCGCCGATCTGTTTCTGCCATTCCTTGGTGAGTCCTTCCTTGCGTGCCCCTGTGGGGATTACTGCAAATCCGTCATCGTGTAGTCGCTTAGCTGTTCGCAGTAATTCCATTAGTTTGACCCTCGGCTTTTAGTTTGTTGTCGGTGAGGACTTGGAGTTGGTATTGACGCAATATGGGTGGGTGCTCGCCCCACGCATAGAAAGATTGCGGATAGATGTCGAGCGCGGAGCACACCTTTTTGATGCTACCGTAGTACTCAACGACTTCTTCAGTAGTCATGGTATTACCCTCTTGTTAAATTCTTTATGAGATAGGCTTGTAATACTAGAC